GGGGCAGCCGATACGGGAAACCTGCAGCGCCTGAAGGGATTGGATGTTAGGTTTATCTATGACAGCGACTACCGCTATAACCCCGACATTAAGAAGCAGGTGGTTAATCGCATCAAGGAAGGATATAGCGTGGTACTGTATGGCAAGGATTTCCAGTATAAAGACCTTAATGAAGCAGTCATGGCGGGGATTGGCGTTGACGAGCTTAACGATTACTTGGATGCGCATACCTTTTCCGGCATGCGGGCGCAACTCGAGTTATCGCGGCTTGGTAAATAATGCCAATATAGCGTTTCTCGGGTCACAGATGGCCACAGATTGCGATTAAGCATTAGGGTAATACCCTAGCCTACCTCTAGGGGTTGACGACCCTTAAAACGCGAAATCTAACGGTTTTGCGTTTTTCGTTTAACTGCGCTACAATATGCCCACTTTTGTTAGATTGGAAACATCCAAATGTTACTCATTGACTTTTATAACGTGGTATCGGCTGCCGTGCACAGCGTGCATGGCGAAGATAAAACGCCACCCAACCTTGAAACGGTCAGAACCTGCGCCGTTAATGCCTGTCTGTACTACATTCAGAAACTGAAACGCTATAGCGCCAACACAATCATTGCCTTTGACGGCAAGGATAACTGGCGCAGTAGCGTTTTTCCCAATTACAAGCAGCAGCGCAAGAAGCAGCGCGAGAAACGCGAGTTTGATTACCAGCTTTACTATCAGAGCTTGGAAGCCGTGAAAATCGAACTGGCAGCCGTTATGCCTTGCAAATGCATTGAGGTCGCCTATGCGGAAGCTGACGATATTATCAGCGTATTAGCCCGTATCGGCGCTCATAACGAACCCGTTTGCATTGTATCCAGCGATAAAGACTTTGTTCATCTGCAGGCCATCCATACCCCGCATCCCATCACGCAGTTCAGCCCCTATAAGGACGACTATATTGACGAAGCCAGTTTGGCCTTGCCGTTAGAATTGCATGTGGTTGGCGGGGATAGCGGCGACGGTATTCCCAATATCTTTTCAGATGATGACGTGTTCTTGGTAGAAGGCAAGCGGCAAAAACCGTTTACCAAAACCAAAAAAGAAGAAGTAATGGCAATCGGCCTTGAGAAGTACCGGGAAGTGATTACTGAAGAGATGCGCGTTAAGCTCGACAGAAATCGCCAGCTTATCGACCTGACCAAAATCCCACAGGATATTAGCGATGCCATCCTGCAGAAATACATTCAAACCAAGCCAGCCAGCGGTATGCTGATGAACTACCTTGTACAGCACCGCATGTCTTCAATCATTGACAGATTTGGAGGACAGCTATGACGACCTATGTGCAAAAGCGCTGCAAGGTATGCAATGCCTTTATCATGGTAGATAAGGAACATCTATACACTGGCTATACGCCACCATGCGGGCACGAGTATAAAGAAGAAGCGCCGATTAAAGCAGGGCAGGTTATGCCCGGGATTGTATCCGGCAGGGTATCGGCCTCTTCGGAGTTTAAGAATTTTGTTGACAGGGTTTTCACTGTCAAAGGTGCTAACCATAACTTGAGGAAGTATTGAAATGATTTGGTTAGCTATTGCAATCGGCACGGCGTTATCGCAGCATCCCAAGCCGCATCAACCCAACCACCATCCCAAGGCCTTGCAGGCTGCCCCTATCCGCCACAGCAATGCGGAAATCCATTGCGTAGCCCGTGCCATCTACTTTGAAGCTCGTGGCGAACCGCAATCTTGCAGGGAAAAGGTTGCTCATGTTATCGTCAACCGCATGCGCCACAGGATGTTTCCCAACAGCGCCTGCAATGTGGTTTACCAGCGCAATCAGTTTGAATGGGTAAAATATAATCCCCAAGTAAGAGACCACGTGGCCTATCAACAAGCCATCAAAGATGCCACGGCGGTTTTGCAGGGTAAACAAGATACCACTAACGGCGCACAGTTTTTCAGCACAGGCTACCGCTTTAGAAATACCCGCCAAGTTGACAGATGCGGTGGCCACGTTTTCTTCAGGACGACTTTGACATGACACCTGACAATAGTTACAGCGAAGAGTTATTCGGCATCCTAAACCGCATTGTGCAAAAGAAACGGTGTACCATGATTGAAGCCGTATTGGATGTTGCCCGCGAACTGGATGTTGATGTCGAAGATTTCGTTAACGGATTGGGCGAGCCATTGAAGAATGCCTTGCGTGAAGAAGCGATACAGCAGGGCATGGTTAGGAAATGCGCCTTGCCCAAGACTGCCCGCTTAACCGATTTTTGAGGAGCGGCGATATGGACGAACTAACCAAACTGCTCATCAACAATACCTACCTGTGCTTCTTGGATTACGTGGCCATCAAGCTTTACTTTCAAGATAAGCTTGATTGGGATGTTAAAGGCAACCCACCGGTAAATATCCCGATGCAGTCTTTTTACAAGCGTCATGATTGCAAGGCCTTCAAAGGCGTAGTAGAGCGCCATAACGGCGACAGGGAAAGTTGGCGTCAATTCTTCATTTCACTGTTCATCTATGACGATACCGCTTATGTCAGGGATGCGTTGGATTATCCAGATGGATTGCTGAACTTCCACAAAATTAGGATGGCAATGCTTGAATCGCTCTATCCCGTCTTCAAACTGGATATAGGCAGGATACAAAGCTACCTGTCAATCGAGAAGCAGGATTTTATGGGTTTCATCAAGCCTAGAACCGCCAGCCCTGATATATTGACCAGTTCTGGAGCGACAGGTATCAGCCTTGAAACCATTGCATTGCTTGACAGGGTATTTGCCTTTACCGATATTGCTACAGTATCGCCCCGCTGGGATGTACAACGGCGCAAAATTAAAAAGTACGGCTTGCTACTCCCTTTTGAATGGGGTAAAATCAAGCCCATTTTAGACGAACTCATTTCTCAACCCCTTTAAGGAGGATTTCATAATGTCTTTTGCAGACTTGAAAAATCGCGGCAAAAACTTTGCCGATTTGGTAAACAAAGTGAACAATAATAACAAGAACTTCGACGACCCTCGTGAGTGGGTATTGACCCGCGACAGTAAAACGGGCAACGGCGAAGCGGTTATTCGTTTCCTGCCTGAAACCAATGGCAGTGAGAATCCGTTTGTATTGCAGTATAGCCACGGCTTCCAAGGCAAAGGTGGTTGGTATATCGAAAACTGCCCGAGCACTATCGGCGGGGATTGCCCGGTATGCGAAGCCAACAATACCGCTTGGGAAGCGGGCGATAAAACCACTGCCCGCAATCGCGCTCGCCGTAAAAACTATTATGCCAATATCTATATCGTCAACGACCCTGCGCATCCCGAAAACAACGGCAAGGTTTTCCTGTTCCGCTTCGGCAAATTCATCTTGGAAATGATTGCCAAGAAAATCAAACCCGAGTTTGAGTCTGACCAGCCCGTAAACGTATTTGACCTGTGGGAAGGTTGCAATCTGCGCTTGCGTGCCCGCATCAACAAAGAATCAGGCTTCGTGACCTATGACAGCAGCGTGTGGGAATTGCCTAGCCAGTTACTACCGACCGATGCCGAACTTGAAGAAGTATGGAAGCAGCAATACCGCTTGGAAGAATTTACCGATGCGGATAAGTTCAAATCTTATGGCGAACTGAAAGCCCGCTTTAACCGCGTGTTGGGTTTGGTTGAAACTGACGGTGAAGATAGCCGTGATGACGAACCGGTAGCCCCGATGCCGAGCAGCAATCCGGCAGCCCGTTTTGGCCAGCAGCCCGTTCAACAAGTTCAACAAGAATCCCCGTTGAGCAGCGAACCGATTGAAGCGCAGCCTGTACAATCTTCAGCGCCACAAGCTGCCCCCGCAGATTCTGAAGAAGACGAGCTGGCCAAATATCGTCAGATGCTGGGCATGTAATACCAAACTATGCTATAATCGCAGCCTGTTAATACAGGTTGCGATTTTTTATTATGGCTACTATTACTTACCTAGGTAAATCCTTTGAAACATCCGTTTACAGCGGAACAGTCTATCCCGATATAGCGGCGCAAATCCGAGCAGAGTTTTATCCCGAATACAGCTTGGCTGATGTGCAGCGCCAGCTTTACGAAATCCTCTACCGTAACGGCAATGATACGTCTATCATCAATGCCTATTACTTTGCCCGCTTGATGGGCGACGTAGGCCTTGACAGGGCGACATATACCATTAACGAAATACTGCAATCCGATGAATGGTGTAGTTGGATGTGGGAATATATTCAGCGCAAACCCAAAGTGTTTCCGCCAAGCGACCCGCTGATTAAGAATGTACACGCCCTGATGCGCATTGGCATGTCTGCCTATACGGGCAAGATTACCAATTTTCCGTTTGCCGAATGCAAGCGCTTGCTGCTCAAGTATCGCTTCCATAAAACCAACCTGTATATCGACACTTCCTGTGGCTGGGGCGTTAGGATGATGGCAGCCGCTGCTGTCGGCCTAGATTATGTTGGTTTCGACGTTAATCCGCCCCTGATTGAAAACCTAAACCGCCTTGGCAGGGAAATCCAAAAGCCGAAGCCGGATTGGAAGTTTGAAGTCATACCACATGGCAGCGAGTATTTGGAAGAGCGCCTAATCGGTAAAGCCGATATTATGCTGACCAGCCCGCCTTACTTCATCCTCGAGGATTATCGCAAAGGCGAGCAATCCTGCAGGCCTGATACAGATTATCAGGCGTGGGTTGAATCTTTCCTGAAGCCGACACTCGATAACAGTTTTCAGTATGCAGCGCCGGAAACCTGTGTCTTGTTCAATATCAAAGACTATAAGAAATACCCGATGGAAACGGATAGCGTTAATCACGCCAAAGAGCGTGGTTGGATGGTATCAAAAGATACCTTGAACAATTCTGCCCGAGTAACCAAGCGCCGGGGCGAACACAATATCAATTCGGCAGATGAAAACGTGTTCGTGTTTCACAGGCATGACCTATCCAAACCAGCTTCTTCATTAGGAGACATGTTTTAATGGTTGCAATAGTCCATCAAGGCCGTAGTGTTGAATTTGGGATGTACAGCGGCACAATCTATCCTGATTTCATCCAATATGTTAGGGATAACGTTTATCCCGAGATTGATATTGCTGATGTTAGAAAGCAGCTCTATGATGTAGTCGTTAGGGGCAAAACAAACAGCCATAACCTAATCAACGGTTACTGGTTTGCCAAGCTGCAGGGCGATGTACGATTAGACAGGGCATTCTACAGCCCCAATGACTTCTTGTTATCTGATGAATGGGTATCGGCTATGAAGGAATACATTGAAGCCAAGCCCAAAACCTTCACGCCATCCAACCCACTAATGGTCAATGTTCACAAGTTTCTGAAGATTTCCCTGTTCAGGATTGTTGGCGGGGCAACCAATTTTCCATTGACAGAATGCGTGAGACTGCTTACCAAGTATCGCAGGCCATCCACTAACACTTATATTGACACTTCTTGTGGCTGGGGTGTCAGGATGCTTGCCGCTGCAGTATTGGATTTGGATTACATAGGCTTTGAAGTAAACCCGCCATTAATCGCCAACCTGAACGAGCTTGGCCAAGAAATACAGCGCTTCAAACCAAATTGGAAGTTTGAAGTTATCCCGCATGGCAGTGAATACTATGAACCGAGATTGGAATGCAAGGCTGAAATTATGCTGACCAGCCCGCCCTATTTCATCCTTGAAGACTACAAGAACGGCGAGCAATCCTGCAGGCCTGACACGGATTTTGATACATGGTGCGAATCCTTCCTGTATCCAACCCTAGATAACAGTTTTCAATATGTAGCGCCGGATACATGCGTGATAATCAATATCAAAAATTACAAAGAATTTGACATGGAAGACCGCTGTATCAAATACGCAGAATCCAAAGGCTATCAAACCACCTTGGATACGCTGGCCATATCTCAGCGTGTGATAGCCGGGGAAATCCGTTCGAGCAATGAACGAGTTTTTGTTTTTCACAAGCATCCCTTGAACCCCAAGACTGCCTTGGATGATTTGTTTTAACATTGAAAGGAAGTAATTATGCACCACTTTATTATTGATATTGAAACGCTTGGCTTGGAAACTGATGCCCCGGTAGCATCCATAGCCTGTACCCCGATTGATTTCGCCCAACACGAAGCCTACAGCACCTATGTCAACACGACCTTCAGCCTGAAGCTGGACTGGCAAAAGCAAATCCGGGATAAAACCCACAAGCCTAATGAATCCACAATGGCTTGGTGGGCGAAGCAATCGGATGAAGCCAGGCGTTATATCCAGCCACTGCCGTCGGATGTTACCCTGAAAGATGGCCTGAAGTTCTTAAACGATTTCCTGACCAACCATCACGGCTTTACCAAAGATAGTTGGATTTGCAGCAGGGGCATGGCCTTTGATTTTGCCATTCTTGACAGAAACTACCGCCTATATAACATTAAGCCCGCTATCCCCTATCGTAACCAGCGCGACATTAGAACCATGATTGACTGCCTGCAGGGCAGTAATAACGGCTACTACGAAGCTAAGGTGAAACTTGACGAACCTTGTATCAAGCATGTGGCTTTGTATGACGCTGCTTATGACGCCTTCGCATTATCAGAACTGATTGAGAGTCTGCGATGAACTTCATTGACGATGACGAAATAGACAACCCCGCCCCGATATTTGCCCCAATGGAACTCAGGGCAGAAAGGCGCAAGATTTGCCAAGAGTGTGAACACCGCGCCCCCATGCTGAAGATATGCAGGCAATGCGGCTGCGTGATTAAATCCAAGACAACATTCAGCGCCAGCAAATGCCCGTTGGGTAAGTGGTAGAGTTTAATAAATATCCTATAGTTAAACATTATTATGGGATATTTTCACATGGCACTGGCATTTGCAGATTTGGCTAAATCTTTAGATTTGTTTGAAGTTACCCGAGACCACACACGGGCTGGCATCTTAGAAGAAGCGCTTATTCAACTGGCTAATCAGAAAGACAGCCATTTTGGCCAAGTAGTGATACTGGCCGGTGGCGCTGGCAGCGGCAAAGGCACGATTTTGAAGAACCTGCTTGACATCAAAGGTAAGGTATTTGATGTTGACGAACTGAAATCATGGATGACCCGCATCCCAGAATGGCGTAAGGAGTTACAAAAGGCCTTGCCCGGCGTTGATTTGGATAAGCCGGATTGGTTGTCAAATAATGAAAACGTTTCGACTGCCCACATGGTATCCAAGAAACTTGGCATTGAAGGCCGTCAGAAGAATGCTGTATTTGACAGTGTTATGCTGGCCGACCCTAGACGCAAACCAAACCTGATATTTGACGTTACCTTGAAAGAGTACAGCAAGCTTGAAGATATTATCAAGTATGTTACCGATGCCGGGTATCAGAAACAAAATATCCACATTGTGTGGGTATTATCAGAAATGACAGCGGCAATACACAATAATCGAACTCGAACACGCAAAGTTCGCGATGATATTTTAGTTGGCACGCATGAAGGCGCTTCTTCTACAATGGCAGATATTGTGAAGGACGGGAATGCTTTGCGCGGGAAGCTGGATGGAAATATTGTTATTGCTTTCAATACCGTGAGATTAGAAGGTAGAAGCGATACGGAAATGACCGAGAAATTGTTGCCGGGTAATCGTAAAGCAACCTATATTTCCAAAGCGCTATACATTTTTCTGAAGAAGCGCGGCCAGCCCATATTATCCCTGAAGGATTTGACAATTGATGTGCGGGATAAACTATTAGCATCTTTGCCGAAGGAAACTCTAGAAAAATGGCAGGGTTTATAGTATTTACTAAATTTAACTAATAAAACCTAGTAGAATTTCCACGACTGATATATAATGCAGGCGTGGAAATTTTGTTGAAGTATGAAAAACGGAGGATATTATGAGTACGTCATTTACTATTGCCGACGCGCTAGAATATAATAGCTACCATAGATTGCCTTATCAAGAACGTCTTGAATATCTCAAAAATAATTGGAATGCAACTATTGAACCTGAAATTTTTGATTCTTATCGCGGTATCGGACGCTGGGTTCGCTATCCAGATGGAAGTGGGTGGTTTGAGATGCGCATTCCATTCGATATGCTGGACGGGATTACCCACGAACGCAATCAATACGGAGAACCTGTTTACCGCGAACAAGATTGTCGAGATTTGATTACCAAACATGGATTGTAACATGAATTGAAAGGCCACATTTTGTGGTCTTTATTTTTTTGTTGAAGGAGTTAGAAAGATGGAAGCATCTGAATTGTATTTGTATAACGGACCTAGAACGTTACCTTTTTATGAACAATTGGAAGTTTTGAAGGATGAATGGGGAGCGACACCCGAAGAAGAAATCTTTGATAACATCCGGGGAATTGGGTGTTGGGTTGATTTTCTTGATGATAGTCGGCTGTTCATTCCAAGAATCCCTTGGGAACTTCTTCAAACAATTTCAATTGGGAAAGATAAATTCGGTTTTGACAATTTCCGCGAGGAAGATTGTCGTGCCTTAATTGCCAAACATGGGCTATAAGGCCTTTCCCAGTTTTAACAAGAACAAAAATCCCCGCCAGTTTGACGGGGATTTACTGCATCCTAATCATCAATCGATGTAAACATTATCCGTCCAGTTTTTTAGTACGGCTTCGGCATCCTTCAGGCTTCCGCCATCCTCAATAATTTTCTTGGCTTTCGCCCCGGCTGCAGATTTGGCATAATTGCTGGCGCTGGTATAGGCATCCGCTTTATGCCATACGGCAGCGCGGGGATATTTCTTGCAAAGCTCGTCAATGATTTTGTCCCAATCCTTCGTAGCGCGGAAAACACTGACCCCTGATTCGATGGCGCGGCGACGGCTATGATAGGCTTCATTGGATTCGCGGTAAGCAATTTCCAGTTCTTCTAATCCCGGCACTTTGGCTCGTCGGGCTTTTGTTGCTTCTGCAGAGGCTTTCCAGCGGGCAAGCTGTTCTTCCTTCTCCATCTTCAACCATTTTTCAGAACTGGTTTTGTCTAAGGCAATGGCTTGATTATTGCCTACCCCGAAACAAACCAATCCTTTTTGTACCCTAACAATATCGTAGGCGAACTCTTTACTACCCCCGTAGATTTTCTTTTTCTTGGTATCGATTTCAATGTCGTTACCATTGAAGGTTTTGAATTTCAACATGATTCTTTCTTTCCTGTACTGGTTATCAACGGGTTTGATTATACGCCATATTGTATTTAAATCAATATATCAATAGTAAAGATTGGTTAAACCTTACAATACTGCCTGCGCTGGTAGTATTATTTAGACTTGTTACCGATACCAAGGATTAACCGATGTCTTACGACTTGAAACACGATATTGATTTTTGGGCAACGCAAGAGAATTTCCATTATCCGGTATATACCCGCGAAGAATTGAAAGAGAGTATTGCTTTCCTTGATAGGCATATCGAACAGAATGCCTGCGCCTATGCTTACGTTAAACTGGCAGGGAGATTGTTTGCCCGTTTCAACAAGTTTTACAGCTTAACCGATGTCAAAGACTTTGCAGGGCTATACCAAGCCGTCTATGATGAGATGTGGTTGCATCAAAAGTACATTGAAGCATTGGAACGAGCTCTTGAGCTATACGAACAAGAAATCAAAACATAGGCCACAGTCGCTTCACAATCGCCACAGACAGCGATTAGAAGGGTAGGTAATACCCTAGCCTACCCTCGATGTTTCAACCCCCTTAAAACGCGAAAATAACGCTTTCGCATATCGATTACTTTTAACTGTAACAGAGAACAATAATGTCAGACCTAAAATCGCCCCCTGCATTTCCTACCACGACTTCAAACCATACTTTTAAAGATAACGCGGGAATGAGCCTGCGGGATTACTTTGCAGCGCAAGTAATGGGGACGCTCCAAACCCATTTCCGCAACAAACTAGCATTGGCTCGCCATCCTGAAGCAGTGGCCAAATGGGCTTATAGAATGGCCGACGCGATGCTCGAAGCCCGCGAGAAGAGTGATTAACCCCATTGCTACCGATGCCCGCGATTTGATATAATTGCGGGCGTTGTTTTATCAAGAAAGGAAATAGAAATGCCGAAATTACCCGCCGAACTGTGGTATCTGCAGCAAGCCTATGAACGCAATTACTATGAATGGCATAACGCCTTCAAGGCTGCCTATGATGTTGACAGGGAAGCCGCTTTGGCCATCCTGTTATGGAGTAGGGATGTGAAAGGCCTTGGCCGTCGCAGCCCGTTTCGTTCATCTGTAAGATGGCTGATTAAACATCACCCAGCAGATGCCGAGTTTGTGATTAGGCAAATCCCGCTTATCGGCTGCTACAGCAATTTGCTGCATTATGTCAACAGCCCCATGGGCAAACTGGCCACATCCATGATTAAGGCCGAACTGGATGCAGGAAACCACCTGATGGCCAAATGGCTGCCTAGAAAAGGTTATACCGCTTACAAGATTGCCCGTAAGTTAGGTATGTCTCCCAAGCAATACAGGAAGCGCATTGTATCCCTTAACGATACCTTGGAAGCCAAACTTACTCGCAAGGATTACCGCCAAATCGACCCGTTAAGCGAACCAATGAATGCCATCAAGCATCACAGGAATATCCTATGGCACAAATACTGCAAGCAGATGGGCAAGCGCTTAAAGCATTATCCCGAGATAGACGGCGAGAAGGTATTAACCGAGAGAGATTTGCCCTACAGCTTCCCAAGCCATCTCACAGTCGTGCCAATGATTAACGCCAGCGCGGCAATGGGTAACATCAACAGGCCGACAAGCCCGATGCTTAGGGCATTATGGATTCTGAAAGCCGCATTGCAAACAACAAGCAGCTTTGCCGTATTTGGCGGGCGCAATATCCACGATGCAGGCCAAGAAGATTTTGCCCATATCGTTAAGCGCGTGATGCAGCCTAGGATGAATCACAGGGCAGATGTAACCGGATGGGCAAAGCAATTGGCCGAGAAAGGCGAGAAACCGGATTATCTGCTGATTATCGGCGACCGCTATATCGATGATGCCGGGGTCAGCGTTCATTACGGCAGATTAAGCACATTGTTTGACGGCAAGCCCCCGCAAATCATCTACTGGCGCCTAAACGCCAAGCGCGGCTATCCCATCTATACCAAACGCGGCGTCATCTGCGTAGACGGCTATAACCCCATTATTGCGCAGACAGTGTTTGATATGGATTTGACCAATCCCCGCTGTTTGCTGAATACGCTAATCAAGCGATACATGCCACAGGTATAATATGTTAATGATTGTTCGAGTAGGTATCGGTTGCACCCTCAACAACCAACCGATGCCCCGTTGAACAGAAATCCTTGCAATTTAACCAGTTGCAAGGATTTCCAAAATTCAAAGAATTTCCGATAGAATGTTAATGATTAAGGTTGAACCACTATGAAACTGAAGATTGTAAGCGATTTGCACATTGAATTTCTTGGCAAGGCTATCCCCGAAGCCTTCCATGATGTTTATGGCAAATACCTGTCCAACCACGAACAAGCCGATACCCTGATTATTGCGGGCGACCTTGCCCCGGCTTCAATGCTGCCCCATCTGCACGATTATTTGGGCAAATATATCAAGCAGTACAAACACGTCGTCTATGTAGCAGGCAATCACGAGTATTACGGCGTTACCCTGCTTCAAGGCAACACGTTTTGCCAATCCTTCGCCGACCGCTATCCCAATATGCACTACTTGGATTGCACTGCCGTAGAGCTTGACGGTATTAACTTTATCGGCGCTCCGCTATGGTTTCCCAAGCCTTCCCCGGTAGAAGCCCTACGCCTGCAGGGCATGCTTAACGACCTGCATATGATTCACGATTTAAAAGGCTTTATCGATATTGATGTTCAATGGACATTGGCCGTTGAAGCCATTCAGTATCGCACCAAGCCCGATATGAAGAATGTGTTGATTACGCATCACGCCCCTACAGAACGCATATCAAATGAATTGGGCTACAGTAGCAGCGTAGGCTTTGGCGCAGAGCTGCCTTTTGATACATCCAATATCGCGGCCATGATTTGCGGGCATATCCATACAAGGGGTGTTTTCCAAACCAGCCAAGGCAACCACGTTTATGTCAACGCCTTTGGCTACTTTGGCCATCAAGAACTCAACGACTTGCCGCTTTGCATAGAAGTTTAACGCGGATTTACATATAGGGGATATTGATTTAAATGCAATATCCCCTTATAATATCCACATACTGATAAAGAAAGGAACTGACATGAAACTGCGTTATGTACTGCTTGCCCTGATTGCTGCCTTAGCCTGTTTTGCCGTTAGCGGTTATGACGACTTCGACGGAGCGATGCAAGAACAAGAGCGCTATTGCGCTGCCGTGAAAAACGGGGAACACGCCGACTACAAAGGACATTATCAGCAAGTATGTGTTGAACAGAACCAACAGCGCTAAATCAAAAAACAAAGAAATACCTGCCCAAGCGGCGGGGATTTTTGTTATACTATAGTCTACACGTAAACCATCCATCATCAACCCCCTAAACAAGGAGTAATATATGAATAGAAGAATCATGCGCGGTATGGCCGAGCTACTATCAAGCCTTCTCGGCGCAAGCGTATTCCGCAAAGAAGAAGAGTGGGACGCATTAGGCAACGCGATGCTGATTGTATCCGGCAGCGGCAATGCCACGCCCGAAACCATGTTCGGCGAGTTTTTGTTCCAGCTCAAGAACAAAGGCATTACCTTTGCCGATAAAGAAGGCGTAAGCTACCTACAGCAAAACGCCGAGTTCAAACGCCTATGGGAAGCCTGCTATCAGGTAACACGGGTGTTATCATGACCTATATCAAGCGCGAGAAGTTTATCCTGCGCCATCTGACTATTATTGACGGCAATACCGCCTATGGCCACAGCGCCTACTTCGACCCGATGGTTGATAGTAAGCTGCCCGTATCCGGGGAAGTCAATGCAAAAGAAATGGCAAGCCTGCTACAGCAAGGCTTACCTTTCCAGTTTCCCGATTTCAACGGAACGACCATCTTGTTCAGCGTGGCAGGCAGCGATAAAGGCGTAGCGGCTGCAATGTATATCACGGCATACGATAAGGATTATCGCGCAGACTGTGCCGACTGTATGGCTGCAATCGATGAAATCAGCAAGCGCCTTGAACAATTGTCTAGAGACCGCTATCCGGCCATCACGCTGTCGGTTATTGAGAACTTCATCTATACCAATACCCCGCTGCTTCAGCAAGCGCATATTGCCAAGGCTAAGATTATGTTGGCAGATGGGCGTGGTCTAACGGTTGCAGTTCCGTATCATCCGGAAACAGCATAGCGATAAGTTCGTTAATCGCATTCTTTGATTTCTGCATGTCAGCCCGGTAACTTTCACGCCGGGCTTGTATTTTGCGCACGATATTTTCCGTTTGACTCAAGGCCAAGGCAATCTCGTCATCCGTATAGACTTTGTTTTCATCAATGGGCGCGGCGGTCATAATTGTACTCCTAGTTCAGCCAGTTTTTTAACAAGTTCGTCGTTTTTCTTAATCTGCCTAACCAAATCATTGCGCACAGCCACTAATTGGTTGTGCATGGATTGGATGATATTGTTTAGGATTTTGACCTGTATAAGCAGGGTATCGATGTCTTGCGATAACTGGTTGTTCTTCAGGGTCGCTTCGCTATAGTCGCTCTGTACCGCATTCAGCATTGCCCGTAATTTGATTTCATTATCCAGCGATTGCTGGCGGGAACTCTCTAGCTGCTGAATGAATTTGTATTCAGTATCGTTTTTACTGATTTCCAGTTTGTCATGCGATAATTTGTTGCGCAGCAAAAAATAACCCGCCACGCTAGTACCCAAGGCCGTCATGATGGGCTGTATCAAGTCTTGAACAATTTGTAAACTTATCCCTGATGAAGCCATTTACGCCATCCCTTCGGTTTTGGTATAATCTTCTTCATATCCGTAATTTCCTGTTCAATTGTTGAAATGCGAGCGGCCAGCGAATTTACGGCGCTGATGTTTTGTTCTAGTTGCGCAAGCAGCGTAGCCAAATCCGCGACCTGAACGCTGACGGCAATGCGGTTATCGTCCATGCTTGCGTTTTCCCTTAATGTGCGATTTTGTTCATTAACTTTATTTAGAACCATGATTTATCTTTTAGAGCGAGAATTGCTATGACCTTTGACGAAATTAAAGACGCCCATCCGGCCAAACCCTACCTTGACCACGGCTTTGTGGCATTGACAGGCCTGTTTGGCAATGATGTATCAATCGAAGAATTTGCCCGCATGAGCTACGGCGACGGCACAAGAAGCATTAACGATACAAGAAACCTATTACGCTATCTGATGCGCCACGGTCATACCAGCCCGTTTGAAGCCGTAATCGCCAAGTTCCACGTCAAAATCCCGATTCAGGTTGCCCGGCAACTGATGCGTCACCGTACCTTCAGTTTCAACGAAATGTCAGGCCGTTACTCCGTCATGAGCACCGGCAGTTACATCCCGTCGAAATCCCGGATGAATCCGCAGTCAACCACTAATAAGCAGGGCAGCGAAGAAGTCGAACTGCCCAACAGTTTAGGCCTGCAAAGCCGTTTTGTTGACGCCGCTGCCTATACCGAATCCAAGTATTACAAGCTGCTCAATGACAATGTATCCCGCGAAGTAGCCCGTGGTATCCTGACGCTCAATACCTATACAGAGATTGCCTTCGTGGCCGATATTAAAAACCTGTTCCACTTCCTGCACCTGCGCTTGGACAGTCATGCCCAACTTGAAATCCGATTACTGGCCGAAGCCATCTATGCCTTGCTGGAAGAATCAGGCAAGCTGCAAATCACGCTGGAAGCCTTTAACGACTACGCCCTGCACGGCCAATCGCTGTCGCGTATTGAATCCGAAATCCTGAAGGCAGTATTGCATAGCAATCCCGATACCGTTCAGGCCTTATGCGAAGCAGTGGAAGCAAACCAAGGTTTATCCAGCCGTGAAAAGACAGAGTTCTATGCCAAGCTGGCGGTGGAAAACAAATCATGAGCGCTTGGCTATTACACGTCTTTGGCGGGCTACTTATCTGCCTAACCATTATCGGCGTGATTCTATACATTGCAGCAAATCTGAAGGATATTGAGGACTAATATGCTTGTGCCAACTACGACAGCGCTGTACTTCAAAGACCCCGACAAATATCCGCCACCAAGACATAACAAGCTGATACTGCTTTCCCGTTATGGCGTGGCCAGTATCGGCACATTTGCCAAAGGCTTTCATGTTGGTTGGGTAGAACTGCCGAAAATCCCGGAAGCTATCGAGGAAAAGATGTACACTAGTCAAAGATAAATCGTAAAGTTATGTAATCCCTAGCCTACCCGCTAGGGATTTTTTGCTATGATTGGCATTGTATTAAAAAGCGAAGGAAACCAGAATGATTATCGAAGAAAAGAACCCGCTATTAGGCAGTACCCTGCAGGGCGAAACCAAGAATTTCAGCATTGCCGCTAATCCCAAGGCTTATCAGGTATTGACGAGCAACCTGTACAGCGACAAGATTGGTTCGATTGTTAGAGAACTGACTTGCAATGCCGTAGACAGCCACGTCGCTGCAGGGCACAGACAACAAGTGAAAATCACGCTGCCTGCATTGGATAACTTTGAATTTACCGTCGAAGACTTCGGCACAGGTTTATCCAAGGATGAACTGCTGCATGTTTATACCACCTTCTTCAAATCGTCCAAAACCAATACCAACGAACAGATGGGCGGTTTCGGCCTAGGCAGCAAAACTCCTCTATCCTATACCAACGCCTTTACCGTTAGAGCTCGCAAGGATGGCCAAGAAGTAAACGCTATGTGTTTCAAAGGACCGGATGGATTACCGCAAATCACCATCATGGGCGAGAAGGCTACCAGTGAACCCAATGGCCTTAAAGTATCCGTGCCCGTAGAAGGCCAAGACGCCCGCCGTTTTGTTCATTCTGTGGCTAACCAACTGTACTGGCTGGATATGCCGTTAGAAATTATCAACGGTGATTTCCGCGACAGTTTCAAATCCCGCGAACAAGATGTGGCCAAGCTGAAGAAAGACGGCATTGCCTTTGACGTACCCAATGCCCCTGCAAACCGCTCTGTCAATGTGGTAATCGGCGGGGTGGCTTACGGTATATCCAACATGCATATCAAGAATTGCCCGTGGATACACGCCCTGCGCTCTGAGCTGTTTATCGAATGCCCAATCGGTTATTTGGATTTGACTGCAGGGCGCGAAGAGATTTCATATGATGATACAACTATTGCCCGCTTAGACGAACTCTTGGCCAAGACCAACGAGCAACTGAAAAACCTGTACAAGCGCGAAGACTACGCCACGCCAGTTGATTACTTGGCAGATATTGACGATACCTTCCGCAATGTATCTTCTACCAAAGCATTTGAAACCGAATGCACGTGGTTAGAATCACATGTGATGTGTATCCGCGAAGAAAACGGCAACTTCCAAAGAACCGCTGGCAAGAAGATTGCCTTTACTTCACCGTTTAACCTGCTGCTTAGTATCGCCCGCTCTATGAAGGCAATCGATAAACGCGGCAAGCGCCAAATCGAATATATCGTGATGCCGAACCCGTTTAAGATGACGCCAAACCGTGTTCGCGGTTTCCGCCGTGCTGGCACAAACTTCACTGTCGTGGTTTGCCGCGACGACTTGGCAATGGCCAAATCCATCATTGGCGACGGCATTGAAACACAGTATGCAGATGTAATGCGCTTTACCAAACCAACTTCTGCGCCATTACCAAAAGAAGAAGAACGCTACTGGATTCCCGAAGTAAACCCGATTAAAAAAACTTATTACCATTTCAGGGACGATAACTTTTCACAATTATTGCCGACGCAGTTTGACCGCCAAGAACTATTACTGCTGGGCTTCAGTTTCCGCCAAATCGCCCGCAAGCTGGAAAAGCGCATTAGAAAACTGGGTTACAAGCATATCGCCGAGTTTAATCCCAAGCTGATTAGTAAGGGATGTATTGCCAAGTATGCCAATAAAAACGGGGTTTGTTTTGCCGACGGCTACCCGGTAAACCTGCTGATGCCCAAAATCTATGCAGCGGTAAATGAAGTTTATCCCATGCAAGACAAACGGGACTTTGATTTTGAACATCTGCACAAATTACTGAATTTCCCGACAAACACGGTTTACAAGGAATTGTACAAGAATGCCAACCTGAACATGTATCTAAGAAGGGGCTATGGCGGGAGGTATGATAGCTATCAGGTATTGCTCAAAGCTGCCGACCTTGGCCTTGTAGAGACCCCTGAAGCTGTAGTACAATATCTTGAGTACGTTAAGAATGTAATTCAAAATCACGAATTTACCGCCTTGCTGCTGTTATCGGATTTGATTAAATGGCGCAAGGGTTTGGAGATACCCGCTGCCCATCTGATTAATGGCTGGCGCGAGCGGAATTTTGAATTATTGCAAAACCTAGCCTGTTAAGGATTGAACCATGTCAGAAAAATTTACCTACGAACAAAAGCTGGAAATCGGCAAAGTGTATGCAGAGCGCACCGAAGATACCCCGGCACAGGAAATTGCCGATGTTTACGGCATCACTACCCGCTCTTGCCAGCGCTATGCTGTTCTGTACAAAAAGCATTTGGCCGAACAGCCCAAGGCTAAACCTGCTAAGAAAGCCGTTAAGGCTGCTAAACCAGTTAAACCTGCCAAGAAGGTTGAACAACAGGTAAAAGAGAAAGCGCCCACAAAAGCTAAAGCTGAACCTACCAATCCCAAAGCCAAGAAGGCAGCTCCGAAAAAACCTGCAGCCCCGAAACGCCAGTATCATTACAGTTACATGGATTTCGGCCATCAAATCTATGTTGCCCGTCAGGAATTGGATAACGAACCGACTGTACGCATTATCCAAAAATCAGATGCAGCGGCTTTTGCAGCGGCAGTTGCCTTAATCCGCGAAGGCGTGCCCGCCAACAGCAACAAATGGGCAATGTTGTTTGAAGATGCCCTGACCAACGAAGTCAAGGCTAAAACCAGCGACCGAGTAACCGTGAAAGGCAATGAAGTATTTGTCGACGGTATTGCAGTCAAAGATGATATTGCCATTGCCCTGCTTGCCCGTTTCAGAGAAGGTATGAAAGACGAACTGGCTTCACTCTTGGCCTTCATGGATAAACTGAAAGAAAACCCGAGCAAACTTGCCCGCGAACATCTTTGGGCATTTATGGCACACAACGACATCCAAGTATTGCCCGACGGAGATGTTCAGGCTTGGAAGGTAGTTCGCAAGAATTACCTAGACTGCCATAGTGGCACGATGGATAACAGCGTAGGCAAAACTGTAACCATGCCCCGCGAAGATGTGGTAGAAGACCCGCATCAAACCTGCAGTGCCGGATTGCATGTTTGCGCCAAATCCTACATTCCGCATTTTGCCCGTTCAACCAACCGCGTGGTAGCCGTTAAAGTAAACCCGAAAGACTTTGTATCCATCCCGGTTGATTATGACGGCGCTAAAGCCCGCGTATGCCGTTATGTGGTAACCGAGGATGTAACGACAGATTTCCGCCTGTAAGTAACCCTGCGCCTAAATAGTAATAATCCCAATACGGAGACAACCCCATGTTTACAACTATCTTAGGCGCGGTTAAACTTTGGCGCAAAGAGATTGCCATTTTCCTAGTCGTCATGTCGATGTACACGGTATGGTATCTTGACCGCCAAGCCCAATTCCGCGAAGGCAAGCAGGTGGCCACCAAAGAATTAACGGCCAAGCTGCAAACCGAGCGGGAAATCCATGAACGCCATATCCAGCAAATCAACGCCAACGCAAATGCCCGCATCCGCAATATGCAGGCACAAGTAGAAAGGGAACGCCATGAAACTCAACGCAGTATTGGCCGTATGCGCTCTGAGCTTGACAGCCTGCGCGGCTACGCCCAACGTCAAATTTACACCCTTGAAAATCCCGACGGCACCTCAACCACCGTCCGCCTTGATGGCAAAACCGCTGCCCGAGGCTGGCAGCTTTTCCAACAGTGTGCGACAAGATATGCTAGAGTGGCAGAAATAGCCGACCGCCAGCGGGACGACCTTGCTGAATGGAAAGGCTACGGTTCGGCAATCCAGCAATACAATGCCGAAATTTCCAAACTTAACCGCGAGAATGAAGCAAAATGAACTTAACTGAAACCATCCGCCAAGCAGCCCGAGCTTGGTTCGAAGCCAACAATGCCAACGAACAGGTTGCATACCATCAAGCCCGCACTGCGCAATTTCATGTAGTTCGCAAGTACGCGCCGGATTTCGTAGAACTGCTCGGCTTGGATATGACTAAAGAATCCGATATGCACCTTTATCAGGCCTGTGTCGATTCCTTCTTGGAAGAATGCTTCCGCTTGGTAGAAGATTAAGCACCCTTGGGATGGGTAAGGCAAACCCCCTAATCTTGAGCAATCGGGATTAGGGGGTTTCTTTATGTGTTACAATTATTCTTGTTCTGTAATGTATTGGCGCAAGGCTATTTCAAATACGGCTGAAGCGAAATCAACCAGCGCATTATCTTTGCTATCGGCTTCGGCAACCATTGCGGGATTATCCAAACCACCGTTGAACACTAATTGACCGAAATGGCAAGTGAAATGCGAGCGGGCAAAAGCAGCGGCTCGTATTTTATCCTCAACGCTTTCAGGTAAATCTTCAAGGCTGGCGCAGTAAAACGGGCAGTCTTCCCACATTTCATCTTCAGGCGTTAGGGATTTGGCAATATCGCAGACCATTTCATAACGGGCATTGAAATCGGCGATGTGTTGGATTAGTGACATGATGTTTCCTTTCTGTTTCCATGCTTCGCATTATAGGCCTATATTGATTTAAATGCAATATACGACAATGTAAAGATTGCATCTTTCGCCTTTCGCATCACAAACGCGAAATTCAGGCCTTCAACCCCTAGAGGTAGGCTAGGGTATTACCTAGGGGCTTAATCGCAATCTGTGGCCATCTGTGACCCGAGAAATTGCATTGACAGAAAACTATGGTATACTATGTGAAAACACACGCGAAAGGGAAGCCCGCATGGCGCATTATGTTGATAAGCAGAAACTGCATGAAGAAATCCTGAAATATCAGGCCGAACTCAAGGAAGCCGAAGAGAAAGGCCTGCCCGAACCGAAAGCCAACCGTTATATTGCCCAAGCCATCCTTGATATGGTCAAGGGCATGGGGCAGAAATTCAATTACCGCGACTATACTTGGCTTGATGAAATGCAGGGAGCGGCCATCATATCTTGTGTAAAGGCTATCAAGAAGTATGACCCTGCGAGAAGCAATAATCCGTTTGGTTTTCTCGACCAATGTATCGCATGGGCATTCCATGCAGTAATCAAAGAAGAAAATACAAGGGCAGCCCGCAAGGTAGAGATGATGCGGGATATGACTACCGATTACTTCAGCAGAGCGCCGGATGACACGGAGTTTATGATACCCCGTGAAGAATTGTTGAAGATGCTAGACGAGTAAAGATGTTAATGATTGTTCAATGGTAATGGCGTTGACCCTCAACAACCAACCCCAT